AGTAATCTGTCATGATATCAGACTTATCGAACCACTTAGTTCCTTTCATTGCTTTGTGCAACTCTTTAAGAAACTTTTTAACAGTTCCAGAGTAGAAACTATCAAGGTGATAAGTATTGACTTGAATATGTCCATCGTCACCTTTTCGAAAGTATTCAGTAAAATCTAGAACACCTTCAGTTACTGTCACAACGAGTGACATGTGATGTCGGATAGAAATTGAACCTTTCATACCGAAATCTTTTAGAACTTTTTTTATAGCAGGTGCAAGTTCTTTTTTATCTGCTTGTGAAATATAAGCCATTATATAATACCTCCGTTGAGTTCATTATCCATATCTTCTAGAACATCTATCATGTTCACATTTTCTATTTTGCATATCTTAGCAATTCTATCTTCGATTTTGTCTAAGTCGCCGATATCGTTACCAGCTAGTATTGCTTGATACTTGAGCCACAAATCTTTAACTGCAATTTTTCCACAATCTGTCATTTCTCTCTCTTTCTTTTTCGAATCACTTACACTATTAGGATATCAGATTGAGCCTTAAAGTCAACCAGTAATTTTTCTTGCATCTCAAAAGCTTCAATTTCATAATCTCTTTCAAGATAGTCAACATCAGTAGGAGCAAAGATATCTTGTCCTTTAACTGATTGCATTACGTGGGTAAACTCATGAAAAATAGTAGTGATCAGATCATCTGTGTCTTGACTCTTTTTGATACGTAGTGTAAAATATCTATTGTCATCTATATCAACATCAACGAAACCATCTGATTGCATGTTGTTTTTCATTATAACATCTATCTCAAGTTTTCTAACTTTAGGTAGAAGTTGCTCTTTAGCAAAGACAAGAGCCTTGTCAATCAAGGTTCTTTCTGCTTTATTTGAATTGAAATAAGTAACTAACATACTATTAACCTAGCAGGTTTGAATAGTAATGTCAACCATCTTGTAAGTTATTGAAAAAGCTAGGTATTTTACCATTAAATCCGTAACCATTATTGAGTCTATCAATAAGTGATTCGTTTTGTAGTTTGTCTTCAGATTTCCAGACTATCTGACTTATCTTAGTATCGTAGACGTAGTATGCACCTTTTCGTCTTTTACCAATATATTGTTTATTCTTTTTTCTAAACCATCTCATACTTTGAATCCTGTAAAATCTTTTTTACCCATCTTCTTGGTAGCCCATTTCATTTTATCTTCTTCATCTGCTCGTTCTGCATATGTTGTATTATCAAATACTGGACCATCTAAGACACCATCTTGTGCAGATTGCTCTACATCATAGAGTCGCATCTTTGCTCTATCAACACCAACTACAAATCTTTTATACAAAGTAGGATCGTTGTATCTATTCTTGAGTTGTTTTATCATGACTTGATTTAAATCATCAAGTTCTTCTGTTGATATCAAAGCAAACATAAAGTCAGCAGTAGCAGGAAGTCCGAATGATTCAGAAGTATCTTCTAAACCTAAATCTGAATTGGTATAACCACTTCTTGTAGTTTGAGTAGCAGATACTACAGGTACATTCTTTTCTACTGCAAGTCCTCTTAGTTCTTCTGCAATAGATTTTACAAGTGTATACGAGTTTACATTTGAACCTGTTCTTATTCTATGTGACATACAAATATTAAGATAGTCGATGTAGATAATATCTGGTAAGAATTGTCTCTTTAGTCTAAGTTCGTTCAATAGATGTCTGAAGTGTCCTACGTGAGCAGAAGCAGTAGGGTATTCTTTTACAATTAATTTACCACTGGTTTTACCCTTTACTCTCTCTAGCTTTCTATCATACATTTGCTTTGGTAAGTTAGCTAAGTCTTCTAATGATACATTAAGTAAGTTCGCATCTATTCTTTCAGCAATCTTTTCTTCTGCCATTTCCATTGTGATATAGAGTACGTTATTACCATTCAGAAGATTGGCTGAAGCCATGTGACACATCGCTAACGATTTCCCAACACCTGTACCAGCAAGTATAATATTGAGAGACTTTTTAGGTACACCGCCTTTAGTAATCTTGTTAAGGTATTCCAAATCGAAAGGAATACGTTCTTCAACACGGTGATAAAAATCCCAACGACTATCACTATCATCAATAAAGTCGTGCCCAATAGAAGGATCAAAGGAAACAGACAGAGCATCAGAGAGAAGTTCTGGTATAGTTCCTTTGTCCTCTTTATCTTTACCATCGATAATAGATATTGATTCCATAATTGCATTATATATTGCCTTCTCTTGACAAAACTTTTCAGTTTTCTCTATTAACCATTCTTTATCAGTTTCAGCATCAGCATTTAATTCAGAAACTATAGATGAACATTTTGTAAAGTTTTCATCGCTTACTTTGGTATTATTATCCAATTCTATCAACAAGGCTTCTTTTGTTGGTAGTGCATTGTACTGAGACAAATATTTATCTATCTCTTGATAAATTACCTTTTCATTCATTTCAGAAAAATATTCTGATTTTAAGTAAGGTAATGTTCGTCTTGCATAATCTTCTTCATTGAGAAGATGTTTTAGTACTACTAGTTCAATCCTGTTCTGCACGATCTAAATGTTCCTTTAAAAGTTTCTGTAATATATCACCTAGTATAGTCTTAAATTCTTTCGTTGTCAAATCCAAATCGTTAGGATTTTCACATATTATAAAATTAAAACTAAACTTACCTATGTTGTTACCACTCTCATCTTCCTCTTCATAAGCTTGTACAACATCATACTGTATGATTACGTCTTTATAAGTTTCATCATCAAGGACAACACAATCATAATCATCATGAAATTTGTTAGGGTGATCTTCTATAAGATGGTACTTAGGTTCAGGCACATTATCAATGTGTCTCATCTTTTTTTACCTTGCCCTCTATACTTTTTAAAGCCTCTTCTTTTATGCTTATTCATTTTAGTTAGAGATAGCATACCATTACCGATAGAAGTTTTCACTTTTGTTGGTTCATGAACTGCTATGCTAAATCCTCTTGCTTTACGTGCCATTATGCATTTTCCTTATTATCTCAACATCTTGTTCATCAATTAAATCACCACAACCACAACGAGTCGGATATTCTATATTGACAACATCATCTTCCCACGTACACCAGTGTTGCCAATATACTTTATCGCCCTCAATGTAGGCTGTCTTCTGCCCCTTCGTCAACTGAAAGTTCATTGGTAGGTTCGCCATAGAGAAACTCCTTCTTTGCTACTTCTTCTAGTTTTGTCATTATGTCTTCAGTAAAGTACTTCTCAGGATCTTGATTGATAGTCTTACCAAAAACTTTTGTACCATCGGGCATTTCGTATCTCGTTGAAACTTTCTTGATGATATCATACTTCTCAGCTAAATCTAATAGTCCATAATATCTATCTAGTCCAGTTGAGTAAGATAGTTTTACTTCTACTCTTTTATTCTCTTGAGTAAATCTAGATTTAGCCATTTGTACTTTTACTATGTTACCAATTACGTCAGTACCATCTTTATCTTTCTTCTTAGATAGCATTGCGATAGATGATGATGCATATTTTAGTCCAGCACCACCAGACATTTCTTTCATTGGTATGTATGCACCAACCACATCGTACACATGATTAGTAACGAGAAGAGGTACTTTTGCTTTTGCAAGTTTCAGAGATAATACTCTAAAAGTACCACGTAGCAATTGTGCTTTTGTCATGTCTCTTGCTGGTTTACCAGACTCGACATCTTCTAATTCTTTTGCTGACGATAGTTGTCCTAATGAGTCAAGTACCATCATCATTGGTGGAGCATCTTTATGTTCCATATAGTTTGTTAGCATCTTTACTGCACTTGTACGAAAGTCTTCGATAGACTCTGGTTCTGCAATAGATACTCTTGATACATCGATACCTCTTGTTGACATCATATCTTTTGTTACTGCCGCCTCTGTATCAAAATAGATAACACCACCGGTTTCATTGTCTTCTAAAAATTGTTTGATAACGCCTAGAACGAAAAAGGTTTTCCCGGTTGCTGACTCACCGGCAAATGCGGTTATTTTATTGTTAGGAACACCACCATATAAACTACCACTAAGTACTGCATTCATAATATAAGAACCGGTATCTATCGTACCAGTAAATTCAGAAGAGTTACCACCATCAGCTAATATGTTAGTGTTGTCGATACCCTTTATTACATTACTTAAAAAGCTATTCATTTATTATATACCTCATCTAGTTTATCAGAAAATTCTTCAATCTTTTTTAGTCTTAATTTACCTTCCCAGTAAATATAATCTTTCTCTGGATTCTTTGCTAAGTTATTCAGCAAAGGCTTGATCATGTTATAAAGAGTATCGCATTTTTGTTGTGTCTTGTCAAGTCCAGATTTATTAAGCACTGCTTCATCTTGTGCTAATTGTACTGCTTCTAATTCATGTTCGGTTACGGCTGTAAAGCCAAAATCAAATTCTATATCACTCATGAGAAAAAGTCCTCTAATGTTGCTCTCTTTTCTGTTGCCCAATCTATCTTGTCTAGTATTAGTTTCAAAGGCTCTAGAAACGATTTGTTAAATTGTGTTTCGTAATCTATATACTCACTCATACCAAACTCTTGAGGTAAGACATTGATTATAGATAACACATTCTGTCTAAATGGGTTTGGTTCTTTCATATAACAATACTTTATCTTTTCACCAGATTTTATAGTTTGATATTTCTTTGTAAGTTTCCTCTCTTTTATACCATTGTTGTATATCAAAGCACCTCGTATATGTAAGGGTGTTCCTTTCAAAATCTCAAAGTTCTTGAATACTGTACCAACAGTACTATCGTATTTATTTAACTCAGATACGCCTCTAGGGAAAGCTACCTCTTCAAATGGTAGAGAACAAAACTTTTCTTTGAACTCTACAATATAAGCTTGTAAAGTCTTTTCATCTTTTGTCATGATAATATCAATAGCTTTCTTAATAGCATCACGACAAACCTGTGGAGTACTAGACTTGATAGCTTCTATTCCCATCATCTTGAGTTTAGGTTTCTGATATCGAACACCCTCATTATCATATACATTAAGCATATATCTTTTCTTGGCAGTCCATATGCCTTTGTCACATATCGTTTCTCTCTTCATAAACATTTTCTGATCAAAAGCATTCATGATATCTGCGAGTTCTTGATAAGCTTTGTCGATGAATGGTTCTATCTTATCTGCTCCGACTTTATCTAGAAAGTCTATAGGATTCTTAGGTTTAAACTTTTCTATTAGCTTGTCAAAAGTTATGTATAGTGAATCTGTATCTGAGGCAACGACATAATCAACATTCTCTGTCTTCAATAGTTTGTTCAGATATTCGTTTATACGTGCTTCTATCCACTTGATAGATA